GCCGACAAAAGAACCTAAGAGAATAGAGGTGATATATACTGTCACGGGCAAAGAAGACTATTTAGAAGATAATAAATATCCATGTGTAGACTCTGATTCAGAAACAGCAAAAGAATCTCCAACAGCTTTTGCAATGAAGATTACTATTGGCAAAAGAACTAAATATTATGCCAAACGAGGAAAGCATGGTAGATTATTTAATCCGGTTGGTATGTTTAGTGAGGGGATGGCATCTAGACGACTAGGACATGCCGGTAGATTAGAATGGCGATTCACAGAAGTAGGAGAAAAGGTGTTTGAATTCTATAGGAATTTTTTAAGAACTAAGAATATTGCATATTTACACAATGCAGAAAGGGAATTGTTATGAAAAAGGGTAAATTGACAGATGTGGAAAAGGCATGTATTAAAGGAATGTTAAGTGATAATATGTCTGTAATGACTATGGCTACTCAATTAGATAGGAGCGTCCCTATTGTTGAAAAGGAAGTAGAACTCATTAAAAGACAGGAAGAACGAATTAAATCAGACGCTGCTAGAGAACAGCTTTTTATTAATCAAACAGCTGCGGGAAGTAAGGGCGTCAGTATAATGACAGAAGCAGCTTCTGTACGGGTAGACGCATCAAAAGATAAGTCTATTCCTAGCGATACTCGTTCTGCTTGGATTCATAAGATTAGGTCAGATGGCTAAAGAACGTTCAAACGACAATCGCTATCCTTCTCGATATTCATCTGATGTAGACGAGAATGGATTTGCATGGGTAACTGGACGACAATATATCGTAGAATTGATATGTGAAAACAAAGCATTACAGAGTAAATATAAAACGGGATCGTCACAAGAACTCCCGCGAGGATTTTATACCAAAGCACTTGGCTTAGCACAATGGCAAAAGTTTTATACAGAACAAATTAACAATCGCAGTCTAACAAAACTAATAGAAAAACATACAGTTGATAAAATCGTTGCATTTTTAAAAGATAATCGATATATTATGAGCCTACGACCTAAGTGGGTACACGAAAAAATAGATGACTATAATTATATAGCCAAAACGTCCACAAATAATAATTATCTATCGCATTCTTTTGATAAACCAAAAAACTTTACCACTAACAATGATAAAAAATCTATTATATCTAAGCTGAAGGAATTAGAATGACTAAAGATATTATTAAGGAATATGGAAATGTGATTCATGATCCGTCTTCTATAACTGATCAAAAATTAAAAATTATATCGATTAGTCCTAAGCTAGATATTGCGTTAGGTGGTGGAGTACCCGAAGGATCTTTATTTATTATGACTGGTCCAGAAAAGGTAGGCAAAACCCTTACAGCTTTAACATTTTGTGCCAACGCCCAACAAGATAATCGCAAAATTTACTATGGGAATGTAGAGGGGCGTCTTAGAAAACGAGATATAGAAGGAATCAAAGAGCTAGATTCTGATGCAGAAAAAATTAAAATTATAGGTTCAACACAAGGTAATATATTATCGGCAGAAAAATATTTAGGAATTTTCGATCAAATCATTCATACCCAACCCAATACGATATGTGTTATAGATTCTTTTTCAGCGTTAGCTAGTGACGCAGAACTTACTGGCGACTTAACAGATCAACAAGTAATGAGTGTGCAAAAAGTATTGGCTAAGTTTTGCAGAAGGATGGCTCCAGCATTGCCAATTAATAAGGTAACTGTAGTAGGCATTACGCATCTAATGGCAAATGTTTCTACTTTTGGAAGAGGAAAAGCTAAAGTAGAAAAATCAGGAACTGCTTTAAAATATCAAGTGGATGTTAAGCTACACGCCTCACATACCAAACCCATTATGCAAGGAGAGACACAAGTTGGACAGACAGTATACTGGCAAGTAGTAACTTCTTCTATAGGACCACCCGGACAAAAGGTAGAAAGCCACATTAAATATGGACGCGGTATTTGGAAAGAAATGGAACTCGCTGACTTACTAGTGGACTTTGGCATAGTCAAAAAAAGCGGTGCGTGGCTAACGCTACCGAATGAAGAAAAGATGCAGGGGAAAAATAATCTAGCTACATATTTAGAAAACAATCCAGATCAATATAAACAGTTTGAAAACGACATTTTCTCTATGATTGGAATAGAAAAATAAGCGACGAACAATTAAAAAAAATGCACGGCATGAGAAAAAACCTTGAGAGGAAACGACCCTCAATAAATAAAGTTGTTATGTTTGATGGTTGTCCCTTATTCAGTTTTGTAGAGCTAAATATTAATGAACTTTGTAATAGAACCTGTGTATTTTGTCCACGACATGACCCAGAAATATACCCGAATCAAAATTTACATATGAGTTTGGCATTGGCTGAAAATATTGCCAGTCAACTTGAGGCATTAAATTTTACTGGAATTGTAAACATAAGTGGAACTGGAGAACCGCTATTAACACAATATATAGATAAGATGGTTAAGAAATTCGGTGATAGAAATATTCCTATAGAAATTGTTACTAATGGAGACAGACTAACTAAAACACTAATTAAAAAATTATATTCAGTTGGTCTTAGTCAGCTTGTGATTAGTATGTATGACGGGCCAGAACAAATTGAATATTTTAATTCTTTATTTATAGATAGTGAAATCAGTTCTGAATTGTATACATTAAGAGAAAGGTGGTATGATGAAGACCAAGACTATGGATTGTTATATACAAACAGGGCTGGGACAATAGGTAAAAAATTAACTGAAGTAGAGAAAAGGGCGTGTTATTATACCCACTATGCTATATATGTGGATTGGAATGGTGACATATTATTGTGTTGTCAAGATATGTATAATAGAACAATTAAATTTGGAAATGTAATTGAAAAACCAATTTTTGAAATTTGGAAAAATTCAAAATTAATACAATTTAGAAAAAAACTTAAAGCTGGTGATAGATCTTTATCGCCATGTAATAATTGTAATGCTAACGGACTTATCTTTGGTCATAATCACGCAAAACTATGGTAGTTAAAAAAGCATATAAGTGCTATATAGAAAACGACAAGGGTATCAAATTCATTGATACCACAATGGGTTCGGGATCACAAATTATAGGCCATAACAATCCTTTAATTAAACAAATTAGTAAACAGATTAAAAAAGGAACGATATATACTATTCCCAATATATATATAGAACCGGTAAATTATTATTTAAAAAAATATATCAATCCCAACTTACATGATAATTATATGTTTTGTAGTACAGGAACAGAAGCTAACATGAGGGCTATAAGATTGGCTCGTGCATACACAGGTAAAAATCTAGTTGGTAGATTTCATGGAGGCTGGCATGGTGGATTAGATGGTTTTTTGGAAGAACATCCAGATAAGAAAGGGGTAGCAAAGTGTATAAATGATTTAATGAAAGTTTTACCATATAATAATGATAAATATTTAGAGCAAATTAATTCTGATTTAGCTGCTGTAATAATAGAGCCTGTACAAGGTTCAAATCCAAGAAATGACATTAAACCATTTTTACAAAAGTTAAGAGCTAGATGTAACGAAACTGGAACTTTATTAATATTTGATGAAGTGATGACAGGATTTAGATTATCACATAAAGGTAGTGTAGGAGTATTTGGGGTAGAGCCTGACATTGTAACTTATGGTAAAGTATTAGGCGGCGGATTTCCAATTGGAGCGGTTGGTGCCAAATCAGAAATTATAAAAACAAAAAATGTTTTTTATGGAGGAACTTTTTCCGCTAATCCATTGAGTATGTATGCCGCTAAACTAATACTGGAAACCATTATAGATGAAAAACATATTCAGTATGACAAGTTGAATTCGGTTGGTAAATTATTTAGAGACGAATTAAATAAATTTTTTGTTGACGAAAAAAAAGAAATGAGGGTTATGGGGTGTGGGTCAATCAATAGGATTATTTTTACTGATAAGTTTATAAGAAATAGAAAAGAAAGAGATGAATTAGAAAGTCAAAATCAAGAATGTTTTTATAATAAATTAAAAAAATCTGGAGTGTTCGTTAATACTAATGGTATTTTTCATTTTTCAATGAGTCATAAACCAGTCATTGTCAATAGCTTAATAAAAAAGATTATAGGAATTTGCCATGAACTACATACAAGGTAAAGCATGGGGCTTAAAGATCATTATTCTTAAAAAACAATGTGCAGCAAAAAAAGGAACAATAATTAGCATTATGGAATTTATTGTAGTGGTATCGTTGATCTCTCTCGGTTTGATATTCACTATATTATTTATGTAACACCAAATTAATATTGGAAATAGAAAGGTCAGTCCTATGATTCAAAAAACATTACTAGCGGTATCATTGTTAATAGTTAGTACAATTCAAGCTTTTGGTGGTGATGCAGCATTGTATCAAAAACTACAAGACGTGTCTGTCACTGTTAAAGCAGGACGTGGTGAAGGCTCTGGAGTAATCATTACCCGCGAAGTTCATGTTGGCAATGCTAAAGAAAAAATTAATTTCGTTAGGACCGCTGCACACGTTGTAACGGGCCTTCGTTCTG